GTTAAGGCGACGGCGCTCTCGACGGATGGCCCGGCAACGCTCGGCGCGGTCGCGATCAAAAGCGCGACGCGGCAAGCGGTTCTCACGACCTCTAACGCTTTTGATGGCCTGACCGTCGAAGCGATGGACCTCGGCAACACGGCGAAAAAGGCGATCGCGCTCGCGCCGTATGGCGGCAAGGTACTCGTCGGCACTGTCGCCGATGACGGCATCGGCCTCGTGCAAGTCGCCGGCCTCATCACCGCGCAAACGCCGGCGGCCGGCGACGTATCGAAACGCGTACCCACGACTGAATGGGTAGTGGCGGCGATCGCGGCCGATGCGATCGGCCGAATCGTTTTCGAGCCGCGCACAAGCGTTCGAGCCGGCTATCTCAAGCTCAACGGCGCTGTATTGAATCGAGCCGACTACCCCGCCCTTTGGGCCTATGCGCAATCGGTCGGCGCGATCGTTTCCGAGGCGGCATGGACCTCGAACAATTGGGGCTGTTTCTCGTCGGGCAATGGCGCAACGACCTTTCGCTTGCCCGAGCTGCGCGGCGAATTCATTCGCTGTTGGGATGACGCACGCGGCGCTGACGCGAATCGCGGCATCGGCACGTATCAGGCATATCAAAACCTGTCGCACGCGCACGTCGCGAGCGCTGCGGCGGTCGGCGATCACGTTCATAGCGCATGGACCGACTCGCAAGGATGGCACGGGCACCACGGCAACACGTATGCGATCGGCGATCACCAGCACGTACTCGACCAACAAGTGCCGCAATTCACGCCCGGCGGCGACACCGATCGCGGCTCTCAATTTAGTTACTACTCGATCGACAACTCGCGCACGCCGTACACGAGCTGGAACGGCGCGCACGCCCACGGTTTCGACACGGACGGCGCGGGCACGCACGGGCACAACGTAGGCATCGGCGGCGCTGGCAACCACTCGCACACGATCACCGTCAACGCTGACGGCGGCAACGAAGCACGGCCGAGAAACGTCGCCATGCTCGCAATGATTCGCGCTTACTAAAGGATCAATCTCAACCATGCTGATTCATCAATACGACGCCGAAACCGGCCAATACATTTCGAGCCGCCTGGCCGACGCTGACCCGCTCAACCTCGACCGCTGGCTTGTGCCCGCATTCAGCACCGCCGACGAGCTGCCGGCCCGTTCGCAGCTCGAATGGCCTTTCTATCTCGACGGCGCATGGAAGCTGCTGCCCGACTATCGCGGCCGGATTCTTTATCGCCAAGAAAACGGCGCACCGGCTGAAATCCTGATCGCGGGCACGACGCCGGCCGAGCACGGCTTGACCGAAACGCCCCGGCCCTCGGATGAATGCACGTTTCACGATGGCGCATGGGTGATCGATCCCGCACTCGTCGCGCAACGCGTGCGCGCTGCGGCAATGGCCGAGTTTGACGTGCGCATGGCACACGCAAGGGCGATGAACGCGGGCAAGGCCGACGCCTATGCGGCCGGCTTGCTCTCGCGCGAGGAGGCGTACTACTTCCGCGCATGGTCCGCGTATCAGCTCGACCTCGTGCGCGCGATCCAGCGCGAAGGGTTCCCCGACGCCGTGAGCTGGCCCGACGAGCCGGCATCGTTCGAAGTCGCGAGCGCGCCGGCGATCGCCGAATACGAAGCCCGCATGACGAAGGCGGCGACCTTCACCGATGGCAAGGCCGAGGCATACGCGGCCCGCACGCTGCCGGCCGAGGATCACTACAACTATCAGGCATGGTCGGCCTATGCCGAGCAATGCACGCGCGCGCTCGATCGCGACACATTCCCGAATGCTGTCGTATGGCCCGACGAGCCGGCGGCATACGTGCCCCCGCTCGATCCACTGCCGGCCCTGCCTGATGCGCCCGATGCCGGCACCGAACCCGCGCCGGAAACCCCGGCCGATCCCGCGTAACGCCGAAAGCGTCGCGAGCTGCAACCCGCCCTTTCACTGCCCTTTTTTAAACAGGAATTCATATGGCAACTGATTACCACCACGGCGTGCGCGTACTCGAAATCAACGAAGGCACGCGCCCGATTCGCACCGTATCAACGGCCGTTGTCGGCTTCGTCGCGACCGGCCTCGATGCTGACGCGGCAATGTTCCCGCTCGATACGCCCGTGCTGCTGACCAACATTCAAGCGGCGATCGGCAAGGCCGGCGACAAGGGCACGCTCGCGCGCACGCTCGAAGCAATGTCGGCACAGGCGAAGCCCGTCACTGTCGTCGTGCGCGTTGCTGACGGCCTCGACGATGCCGCGACGACGAGCAACGTGATCGGCACTACGGCGGTCGGCGGCGGTTACACCGGCATGCAAGCGCTACTCGCCGCGCAATCGAAACTCGGCATCAAGCCGCGGATTCTCGGCGCACCCGGCCTCGATACGCAACCCGTCGCGACGGCCCTCGGCGCGCTCGCACAAAAGCTGCGCGGATTCGGCTATGTGTCGGCGAACGGCGCGGAAACGAAGGAAGCGGCGACGGCATATCGCCAGCAATTCAGCCAGCGTGAGCTGATGGTGTTGTGGCCGGATTTCCTCGGATGGGACACGACCGCGAACGCCTCGCGCACGATCGACGCGACGGCGATCGCGCTCGGACTGCGCGCCAAGATCGACGAAGAAACCGGCTGGCACAAGACGATTTCGAATGTCGGAATCAACGGCGTCACGGGCATTAGCCGCGATGTGTTTTGGGATTTGCAAGACCCCGCGACGGATGCCGGCTATCTGAATGAGGCCGATGTAACGACGCTCATCAATTCGAAGGGTTACAAGTTTTGGGGTTCGCGTACCTGCTCGGATGATCCGCTGTTCGCGTTCGAGAACTACACGCGCACCGCGCAAGTGCTCGCCGACACGATGGCCGAGGCGCACATGCTGTATGTCGACAAGCCGATGCACCCGTCGCTCGTGCGCGACATCATCGAAAGCATCAATGCGAAATTCCGCGAGCTGATCGCAAACGGCTATCTGCTCGGCGGCTCGGCATGGTTCGACGATAGCGCGAACGAAGTCGACGCATTGAAGGCCGGCAAGCTCGCGATTGATTACGACTACACGCCGGTTCCGCCGATTGAAAACCTGATGCTGCGCCAACGCATCACCGACCGTTACCTCGCTGACTTCGCCGCGCGCGTGTCGGCCTAACTAGGAGCAATTAAACATGGCATTGCCGAAGAAACTAAAGGCGTTCAACCTGTTCCAGAACGGCGAGAACTTCGTCGGCCAGGTGGCCGAAGTGACGCCCCCGAAACTGTCGCGAAAGATGGAAGCCTATCGCGGCGGCGGCATGAATGGCCCCGTCGATATCGACCAAGGGCAAGAAGGCATCATGCTCGAATGGACGTGCGGCGGCCTGATGAAGTCCGTATTGCAGCAATACGGCATCACCAAGCACGACGGCGTGCAACTGCGCTTCGCCGGCGCATACCGCGCCGAGGATTCGACCAAGCCCGACGCCGTTGAGATCGTCGTGCGCGGCCGTCACAAGGAACTCGATTTCGGCAACGCGAAGCCGGGCGACGACACCGCTTTCAAAGTCTCGACGACTTGCAGCTATTACAAGCTGACCGTCAACGGCGAAACGGTTATCGAAATCGACCTTATCAACATGGTCGAAAACGTCAACGGCGACGACCTGCTCGCCGATCTGCGCAACGCGATCGGCCTGTAATCGCCGAGCCTCGATGCACTGCCCCGCTCGCTTGGCCTCGCGCCGAGCGAGCACCACAAATCAAAATCCGAACAGAGAAAGAAATGACCGAACAAGCCAAGCCGAACACCATCACCCTCGATGCGCCGATCACGCGCGGCGAACAGGTAATCAACGAAATCACGTTGCGCAAGCCGGCCGCCGGCGAGCTGCGCGGCACGTCGCTCAATGCGCTCGTGAATCTGGACGTCGACGCGCTCGGCAAGGTGTTGCCGCGCATCTCGTCGCCGACGCTCACCGAGTTTGACGTGCAACAGCTCGACCCCGCCGACCTCGTGCAATTGGGGGTGGCGTTCGCATCTTTTTTGCTGCCGAAGCGGGCGAGCTAGAAAACGGCATCCCCGACCGCGTTGAAGAAGCGATGGCCGATATCGCGACGGTGTTTCACTGGACACCGCGCGATATGGACGGCCTGACACTGGCCGATCTGGCCGACTGGCGCGAGCGTGCGCGCGTGCGCTCGCCGTATGGAAGCGAATAACGATGGCAAACGGAAACGACCTGAAATTGCGCGTGCTGTTCGATATGGTCGACGGCGCAACGAAGCCCCTGCGAAACATTCTCAACGGTAACAAGGGCCTCGCGAAGTCGCTCAAAGAGTCGCGTGAAGAACTCGGCAAGCTACAGCGCACGCAAAAGGACGTGGCCGCGTTTCGCGAAATGCGCGTCGGCCTCAACGGCACAAAGCGCGACATGCAGAGCGCGCAATCGCGCGTCGCCGAGCTGGCCCGCACGATCGGCTCGACCGACTCGCCGACGAAACAGATGGTCGCGGAGTTTGAGCGCGCGAAGCGCACGGCCGCGCAGCTCACCGCCGAGCACGGCAAACAGGCCGACAAGGTGCGGGCGCTGCGCGATCGCCTCGCGGGCGCCGGCATCGATACGCGCAATCTGTCGCAGCATGAGCGCGACTTGCGTTCGAGCATGGCCGCGACAATCGGCGTAATGACGACGCAGCAAAACAAACTCGCCGACCTCACCGCGCGCACGAAGCGGCTCGCCGAGGCGCGCGAGAAGATGGGCAAGACGAAGGAACTCGCCGGCTCGATGGCGGGCACCGGCGCGAAGATGATGGCCGGCGGCGCTGTCATCGGCGCGGCAACGCTTGTTCCTGTCGCGGCCTATGCACAGGCCGAGGATTCGGCGACGCAGCTCGCGAGCGCACTGATGCGCGCCGGCGGCACGGTTCCGCCTGAATTCGAAAAGATCAACACGCTCGCGATGAAACTCGGCGACCGCCTGCCCGGCACGACCGCCGATTTTCAGGACATGATGACCATGCTCACGCGGCAAGGTATCAGCGCGCAAGCGATCCTCGGCGGCATGGGCGAGGCAACGGCATACCTCGGCGTGCAGCTCAAGAAAACGCCGGCCGAGGCGGCCGAATTCACCGCCAAGCTACAGGACGCCACGCGCACGACCGAGAAAGACATGCTTTCGCTAACGGACGTGATCCAGAAAGCGTTTATGCTCGGCGTCGACGATAACAACATGCTCAACGGGTTCGCCAAGCTCGGCCCCGCGATGGACACCATCAAGCAAAAGGGCCTCGAAGGCGCGAAGGCGCTCGCGCCGCTGCTGGTGATGGCCGATCAATCTGGCATGGAAGGAAGCGCGGCCGGCAACGCATACCGCAAGGTGTTTCAGCTCGGCATGGATGCGAAGAAAGTCGGCAAGGCAAACAAGCAACTCGCGCCGGCTCAACAACTCGACTTCACGAACGGCAAGGGCGAATTCGGCGGCCTCGACAAGATGTTCGCGCAGTTCGAAAAACTCAAAGGGCTCACCACGCAAAAGCGCCTCGGCGTGATGAAAGAGATTTTCGGCGACGACGCCGAAACGTTGCAGGTTATTTCCCTGATGATCGAAAAGGGGAAAGCCGGCTATGACGAAGTACAGGGCAAGATGGCCGCACAGGCCTCGATGCAAGAGCGCGTCAACAAGCAACTAGGCACGCTTAAAAACTTATG